CGCATAGATTGTTAATCTATTCAGCGTTACTCATTCTCCAGATTACCAATTTAAATGGATGCACGGCCACCATGTTAAAATCTAACGCGGCCCTAAAGTCAGAGTGTAATGGGAAATGCAAGAAGTTATTTTCGTGCGCGTTCACTGGCGCACCTTGAGCAACCATTTCTCAATGCGTCTTAAAAGAGATGACTTGACTAAATTATGTATGCACTATCTGAATCTGATTTTTTTACTTAAAAGGGGGTTTTCAATGACAGCAATAGCCTGCTGGCTAAACAGGGAAGAAGGGGAAAGTATCTGGGCCGTAAGCGACTCAAGAATCACCCAGCATGAAAGTGTAATGACAAATCACTGTCCTAAACTATTCTCGATTCCGGTATCAGTTATTCGCTCCAATGACATATACCGTCTATCTCCGGAAAAAATTATGGAGTTTGGTTTCGGCTTTGCAGGAGGAACAATGATCGGTATAAATGTGAAGGAGTTACTTGCCGTATCATTATCTTCATTACATGAAGTTAATTATTATGATGTTCAGCAGCCGGAGTTGACTTATGATAGTTACCCGAGTCTTTATGAAATTGCAGTTTTAACAAAGGGAATCGCGGAAAAATTTATACTGGATATTGGCCAGTTTTTTCCCCGTTCTGTAGCAACGGAGATGATTATTTACGGATTCTGTTTCAGAACACAGGTACATAAAATCATTAAGATCTACAACACCCCATCAAACCCCACTAATCTTGTAATTGAGGACTGCCTTGACCTGACAACAGGTACCCCGGTAGTCTTGGGAGACAGAAAGCAGCAGTTTCGGGAAGATATTGAGATGACGAGGGGGCGTTTTGAGAATGGCACGCTTAACTGGTGGCGGGCGCCATTTATCGCGTTAAACAACTGGATATCTCAGGACACCGTAAATACAATTGGTGGGCATATTCAGTTCTCAATGGCGAATAGAATTGGCACAAGAAATCTTTTTATGTCCAGCTCAGAGTCTAACCCCCTTGATATGACCTATGCCGGAATCAGTAATACAAGTGCTCTAGGATTTACCATTGGACAACTTAGTATTATGCCAATGTTAGGTATGACCCTTCCTGGGGAAAATGGCTGGCCATACGGCGATCAAATACTCCATAATGATTAGAAGGTTAAGTATTTTATATTGGATATATGGCTATTGTGCTGCCATGATTCTAACAAATTATGCTTAAGAGGTGGTGCAACTCCTCTCATACAAAAAATACGTAAAATCAGTAACGGCTGGAAATAATTCAATACATACACTCTCGAAAGTGCATCAGCCAACCGCAGCACGTCTTGCATACGGCGTGTCTGCGGTTTTATATAATCCTGGCTGGAAACCTCTTATACAAAGTCGATACACCAATATCATAGATGATCGCTACCTTCTGGCGAGGAATTCCTGCTGCAATTAATCGTCCGGCCTGCTCCCATTGTTCTGGTGTAAGTTTGGGGCGACGTCCACCAATTCGTCCCTGTGCGCGAGCAGCTTCCAGTCCAGCTTTTGTTCGTTCAACAATCAGTTCACGCTCCATTTCAGCCAGGGCACCCATCACATGAAAGAAAAAGCGTCCCATTGGTGTGCTGGTATCAATTGAATCCGTCAGACTACGAAAGTTGATGCCTCGTTCGCGCAACTCCTCCACCAGCACGACAAGATGCCGCATACTACGCCCCAGCCGATCCAGCTTCCAGACAACCAGAGTGTCACCTGCCGATAATGTCCTGAGCAGTTTTTTCAGTCCCGGCCTTTCGGACTTTGTGCCGCTTATCTTGTCTTCAAAAATCAGCTCGCATCCTGCACAGTTCAGCGCATTACGTTGTAGATCTGTGTTCTGGTCATTTGTTGATACGCGTACATAGCCAATAAGCATGGTAGATCCCCCTGACAAAAGCAGGAATGATGCCATTTGCTCGTTATTTCTGCATTTTCATAAACGTTGGTTTGGGAGAAGCGGCAAAACGGGATGTGGGGACAGGGGAAAATCAGATACCGGACATGGCCTCTTTTGCCAGTGGTGATGGATGGATGAAATTACCCAACGGGAAAATCCTGCAATATGGTCGTGGTGCGGTTACGCCGACATTATCGACGCAAACAATGAGAATTACATTCAGCATCCCTTTCCCCAAAAAAGCGGACTGCGCCATGCTTACTCATTCTGGTGATGGCGGTGCGCCTTTAGGCGCTGGGCGAGGGTTCGTGATGACTGCAGAAGGCCCAACGTTAACCGGCTTTAATTCTGCTTACAGAACGTCATCAACCAGCGACACGGTATCGATGAATTACAGTTGGTGGGCTGTTGGTGAGTAATTTTATTCAGGGTGATTTATATGAACGAATATGTTTATAGCGCAAGGCATAATGCTTTTTTCCCTGTGGATATGATTGATAAATATAAATCAGAGGGATGGGATTTATCAGACGCTAAGGAAGTAAATCAAAATATTATCAGTGAGTTTATGGCTGAACCGCCACAAGGAAAAATCCGTATTGCCGGAGATGATGGGCTGCCTGCGTGGGCAGATATTCCTCCACCCACGCATGAAGAGCTTATTGAAATTACTGAATCAGAAAGACAGCTACTAATTAACCAGGCCAACGAATACATGAACAGTAAGCAATGGCCCGGTAAAGCCGCTATTGGTCGTCTGAAAGGTGAGGAACTGGCGCAATATAATTTGTGGCTGGATTATCTGGACGCACTGGAGCTGGTTGATACCTCCAGTGCGCCAGATATTGAATGGCCTACGCCTCCGGCAGTTCAGGCCAGATGACATCCGGCGCGGTGCTGGTATCTGTTGCCGTCACCGCGTCAATGTAATCCAGCACAGCGTTAAGTCTGGTTGTTTCTGCCTGCGTCAGTTTACGTCCGGCCTGCAATTTCAGTTGAATCAGACTAATGGAAGCCATTGCAGCATCAATCAGTGACTGGCGCTGTGCTTCTGCCGCGTCTACTGCGGCGCTATGCTGTGCCTCAGTATCGGTCACCCATTTCTCACCATCCCATTTATCGTATGGCGTTAATGGGGCGATAGTGGTTGTATTTTCAGGATAATCACCCGGAGCGGTGATTTCTTTTGATTCTCCTGTTTTGGTGCTATAGACCGTTTCACCGCGATGGTCTGGCACATATTCCCATGAATTTAAATCTACAGAGCGACAGATTGCATAACCAGCTTTATGTGTACCTGGTGCATCCAGACAGGAACATGCCGGGATACCGACGCCGACAGCGAGATATTCAGTTGATGTAGAAATATATTCCCGCGTTTCGCCATCATAGTTATGTACGATGATTTCCCCATCATTTAAAGCGTAACCGTCTTTTCCCAAAATAGCCTGTTCCATTTATGCAGCCCTCACAATGTAGTTAAATGCAATGTTTCGCGGGCTACCATCACCGGCGCCGGAACTGACATGATTTGTTCTATCCATTCGTTTACTGTCATTTGTTGTTCCACTCCCATCCTTCCACGAATACAATAACCCGCCATCGCCAATGCTCAACTGCACCGCAAATACGGATGATGTACCTAATTCACCAACATCTCTAGCCATGAGTGGGTTCCCTGTCCATCCATGCATTTCATGGTTATGTTCAAGGATAGATGCCGCCTGACTTGAAAGTAGCAGTCTCGCGGAATCAACACCTCGCCCATCATCCCACCCGCGAATAAACTCACCGCGCAAATCCGGTAATTTTAACTTTGGGTAAGCCTTTGCCAGTTTTGGGTACTCTTCGGCAGAAAAAGCCGCACCATTGCATTTCAGCCAGCCTGTTGGCGGAGTGGCTGAAGGCCACGGAACAGGGACACCAACAGGTAATGCAGAGCCTTCTCCCAAACCAAGGTTTTCGAGAGCCGTTTGCACAGTGCCATCCGATTTGATATCGCCAAACGGATTCTTGCGGCTTAACAGCAGCGCACGAAGTGCGGTAAGCATCTGGTCATGCCGCCCTTTCTCCAGGCTGGCACCGGAGGCCTCCACCACGCTACAAAGTTCTTCCTGCAACATGTCAAAGTAGTCATCATCCAGATCGGTGGCAGGTGTGCCGGTCTGGGGGTTACCACGGGTAAAACCGTTCTTACCCGCGCCGAACTTATCCTTCTGCGCGGTTTTCGTGTCTATACGATGCATGGATTACTCCGGATATTTAAAAATTACGTAGGTATGCGAAGGGCAGAGTTTGTTAAGCACGCACTCGACAACGGTGTCGCCCCAGATACGCAGTGCGGAATCACAGGGATCGCCACATGTCATCCAGGTGGTGTTGGTGGCGGCTGGCATGTTGACCTGCCAGTAATACCGCCATTCCGGCGCATTCACCGCGTCAGTACAGGCCGATGAGCAGGTGAACGTGCTTTTGTCGTATCGCGTGATGGTGGCATCTGGTCTGCCCAGGGCAGCAAGCTGTGCAAGATAAAAATCCTCGTTGATGCCGCCCGCCAGGTTAACCTTCGCATCCAGCCGTTGCTGACGCTGGCGAAGGGTCTGCGTTCCCGCCGGAATACATTCATCCGGCAGACCGCACAGACGCTCCCAGCGGTTTATCAGTTCGGTGGTGGTGCGCGGATCCAGCTCCCGCATCAGGGCATCCGCACGCTGATGAACACGGGTTAATGACGGTGCCGCACCGGCAATCGCCGGATCGCTGGCTGACCACGCCGGACCGGGCGGCAACAGTGCCGATAACAGGCGGATGTAATCATCGTTTGTCACGTCCATGAAATCGTCCCCAGAACCGCCAGTTCATTTTTTGCAATGGAGATATTGTCCGCCGGTGCAAGCAACTGATGGCTGTATTCCCCGTTCGCACCGGAAATCGCTTCACTGATACGCGACACCTTCAGTTCTCCCTGCGGATAACCATCACGCAGCAGGAACGAACGCAACTCCGCGGTGATGGCAGCCCGTATTTCCGGTGTGTCCGGCGTCACGCGGATATGAAAATCCACCGTATGTGCCACCGGCCTGAACACATACAAATCAGAGCCTGCCACCGGGGCCAGTGGCCCGATATGTTGTCTTGCCGCCGTTTCCGTTGATTCT